CATCGTTTAAGGATTACCAATGAAACTTCAAGAAGTATTTGATCAACTTACGTATGGCGAGCTTTCTCAGATCAGTATTGGGGGCAATGAAGCAGGAGCAATCAATCCTGAGAACTACAACCGACTGATTCCTCATGTGAACCTTGGTTTGTCGCAGCTATACAAGCGCTTCTCGTTGAAAGAAGGGCGGTTGACTCTGGAACTGCAGAGCGGACGGACGATCTACCCGATCAACAGTAAGTACGCTGTGAACAGTAAGTCTTCCAAAGAGCCAGTGCGCTATATCAAAGACTCTGTGGCTGAGCCATTCAAAGACGACATCCTGAAGATTGAGAAAGTCATTGCATCGACTGGGTATGAATTCAGTCTTAATGATGCGTCCGATGAGTATGGAATGTTTACTACTAGTGCCACGGTACTCCGTGTACCGTTGGATGTAGTTGAACAAATAGAAAGTCTGCCTGATGAACTGAAGACTAGTCTGATTGAAGTGGTGTACCGAGCAAACCATCCTTTGATCATTGCCGATGGTACTGATACTGAACCAGATCAGATTGAGCTTGAGTTGCCTTATACGCATCTAGAACCACTGCTTCTCTTTATTGCCAGCCGAATCCATACACCTTCGGGCATGAGTAACGAAGCAAACCTTGGAAACATCTACGCATCCAAGTACGAAGCAGCCTGTCAGCTGCTGGAGTTCAAAGGTCTGCAGGTAGACCAGGGCAGTCAAAGTACCCGGCTAGAACAGAATGGCTGGGTGTAAGAAAACAACTTAAGGAAGAACCTACTATGACCGCTAAAGATCCACGCCTTGCTAGGGCAGGTGTATCTGGCTTCAATAAACCCAAGAGCACTCCTAGTCATCCGACCAAGAGTCACGTTGTTGTGGCCAAATCTGGTGATCAAGTGAAAACAATTCGCTTTGGGCAGCAAGGAGTCCAAGGATCTCCTGATGGTTCTAAGCGGAACGAGGCTTTCAAAGCAAGGCACGCAACGAACATTGCAAAAGGAAAAATGAGTGCTGCGTATTGGGCCGATAAAGTGAAGTGGTGAGGGGGTTTCTGAGTATTTTTACCAACTTATAGGGTGGCAACATGTACGGCAAAAAGACGGAAATGATGGGAAAGACTGGCGGTAAGCCTGCTACGTTCAAACCATGTTCTAGTTGTAAGAACGCTACTAAATGCAAAACCGCTGAAAAGTGTCTAGCAAAAGCCAAATAAAAAAAGCCCCTTAATTGGGGCTTTTCTTTTTGCTGACTAGATCATTTGCCTGTCGATCCGAATCCGCCAGTACCGCGATCCGTTTGATCTAGGGAATCAACGAGCTCCAGATTAACGTCAGCAAGGGGAATGACCATGAATTGCAGGACTCGATCCCCGGCTTCCCAGGAAAAGTAATTTCCTGACTTGGTTCTCAGCGCAGCTTTCCATTCTCCGCGATAATCGGAGTCAATTACTCCGCAAGTATTGTTTAGTTCAACTCCGTACTTGGCTCCAGCACTGGAACGGGGAAGCAATAGAGCTACATGGCCACTGGGAATTGCAGCCGCAAACCCCAAGCCAACCATCTGGGTGACGTTCGATGCTATGCCATAGGTAGGCATATAAATATCAAAAGCTCCAGCTTTGTCTGTAGCCTTTGTTGGCATAATGAATGCTGTGTGAAGAGGTTGAATCTTCATTCTGTTGCTCTTTAGAGTTATGGAATGGTTTTGTTATCCGGGGAACTGCCTAATTATGACTCAAAAATTCCAACCTTCGGAAGTGCAAGCACCTTCCTTAACCGACTGGAAAAACCCTCCAACTATTGCAAACCTGAAGCAGGATCTTCTGGATGCCCAGACGGTTCATGATGCTCAGAAAACGAAGATCAGTGATTGGCTAGACAACCTGAACGTCACAGGTAAAGCCAAGATTCAGACTCCCAAAGGGAGTTCAGCCATTGTTCCCAAGCTCATTCGAAAGCAGGCTGAATGGCGGTATGCGGCTCTGAGTGAGCCTTTCCTGAGTACTGACGATGTGTTCAATGTACGCCCAGTGACTTGGGAAGATAGGAAAGCTGCTCAGCAGAATGAACTGGTTTTGAACCATCAATTCAACGCCGCAATCGACAAGACGCGCTTCATTGATGAGTACGTGCGTGCTGCAGTGGATGAAGGTACGGTCATTGTTCGGGTGGGTTGGGAGTTCATTGAAGAGGAGTACACAGGTACGTTCCCTGATGTGGAGTACCGAGTTAACCCTGAGTTTGGCCCGATGCATGAGCACCTGGCTGAGATGAAGAAAGAGTCTCCGAGCCAGTACGAGACCGATGTACCAGAAGAACTGAAGATGGCTCATGACCTGACCATTGAGCAAGGTCAGCCTATTGAGCCAGTTATCGTTGGCCAGAAAGAGGAGAAGCGAATGAGGACGGTTTTCAATCGTCCGACGCTTGAGGTCTGTGATTACCGAAATGTCATCATCGATCCCACTTGCATGGGAGACATCGACAAAGCTGGTTTCGTGGTCTACAGCTTTGAATCTTCGCTGTCTCAGCTGGAGAAAGACGGCAAGTACAAGAACCTGAATCGAATCAACATTTCCAACAGTTCGATCCTGGGTGTCCCGGATCACGCATCCAGTGATGGTTCGAAGACCTTCAACTTCAGCGATGAGCCTCGCAAGAAGTTCGTTGTCTACGAGTACTGGGGATTCTGGGACATCGACGGTACAGGAGTCGTCAAGCCATTCGTTGCTGCCTGGGTAGGCGATACCTTGATTCGTTTGGAAGAAAACCCTTACCCAGACAAGAAGATCCCGTTTGTGGTGGAACAGTACCTTCCCGTTCGCAAAAGCATCTATGGCGAACCTGATGGAGCCTTGCTGGAGGACAACCAGAAGGTCATCGGTGCGGTGACACGGGGAATGATCGACATCATGGGCAAGTCAGCCAATGGTCAGACAGGTATCCGCAAGGACATGCTGGATACGACCAATCGGCGCAAGTTCGACAAAGGCCAGGACTACGAGTTCAACCAGAACGTCGATCCAAGACAGGGTGTGTTCATGCACACCTACCCTGAAATCCCGGCTTCAGCCCAGTTCATGCTGAGTCTGCAGAACATGGAAGCGGAGTCTCTAACGGGCGTTAAAGCCTACTCGCAAGGCGTGTCAGGACAGAGCCTGGGGGATGTTGCAGCTGGGGTTCGTGGTGCTCTGGATGCTGCCTCCAAGCGTGAATTGGGCATTCTTCGGCGGCTCTCCAACGGAATTATCAAGATTGGTCGCAAGATCATCAGCATGAATGCGGAGTTTTTGTCTGATCTTGAGGTAGTTCGGGTTACTAACGACGAGTTTGTTGCGGTTCGCAAAGACGATCTGCCAGGAAACTTCGATCTTAGGCTGTCGATCTCTACCGCAGAGGAAGACAACAACAAAGCTGAACAGCTGGCATTCCTTTTGCAGACTGTTGGGCCGAATTCCGACCCGGATATGCTCAAAATCATCCTGTCTGACATAGCCAGACTGAGAAAAATGCCTGATTTGGCTAAGAAAATTGAGGCTTATCAACCGCAACCTGATCCATTGGCTCAAGAAAAAGCTCAATTGGAGATTGAATTGCTCAAAGCACAGATTGCAAGAGAGCAAGCACATGCAATGAGCTACCAATCAGGCGCTCAATTGGATATGGCCAAGGCTGGAACTGAGCAAGTTAAGCAAGGCAATCTGCAATCTGACACCGATTTGAAGAATCTTGATTTTGTCGAGCAGGAATCCGGGGTTAAACAAGAGCGAGCCAAGGAACTTCATGGGGAACAAGCAAGAAGTCAGGTTCAATTGAAGCTTTTGGATCGACAATTTGCCAAGGAAGACCAGCAAAACGATCTTCTAAAAGAGTATCTAATGCGAACTAGAGGATAAAAGCTTTATAGTACGCACTTGGAGCACTTAGTTGCCCTTACTTCTATTAACTTTAGAAAGCACTGATAGACCATGAGTAACTCACCGATCCAGGCGATTGAAGAGAACATTAAACAGGCAAAAAAGATCGTGGAAGTTGGAGAAGCCCTTGGGCGACTCCAGAACAACCGTGATTTCAAGCGAGTTGTGATTGAGGGCTACTTTGAACAAGAAGCCATTCGCCTGGTTCATCTGAAATCCGACCCAAATCTTCAAAGCCCTGACTCTCAAAAGTCAATCCTTGCTCAAATTGACGCTATTGGTGCGGTAAGCCAGTATTTCAGTACTGTCCTGCACAAAGCTTCAATTGCCAGGAAAGCAATTGCTTCTGATGAAGAAGCCCGTGATGAGATTCTTGCGGAGGAGTTGAACAATGTCTGATCAAAACACTCAGCAAGTTGAACAACCTTCTTATCTGGAAATGTCAGATGAGGAGATCATGAACGCACCAGTACCTGCTGCCGTTCCGACTCTTAAAGAAGAATCTCAAGGGCAAGAGGAAGCTGCTGAAACTGAAGAACAGGAAGTCTCTGCTGAAGAAGATGCCGAGGACACTGACGACGATGACGCCGGTAAGGCGTCAGAGGAGGAAGTGACCGAAGGCGATACGGCAGACGAGAAAGAAAGCTCTAAAGAGCCGGAATCCGAGAGCAAAGAAGTTGAGACAGAACCGGAAGCTTCTGAAAAGAAAGAAGACGAACCGGCGATTGATTTTGAAGCGGAGTACAAGAGGCTTTTGGCTCCCTTCAAGGCAAATGGGCGTGAGATTGCAGTCAAAAGCGTTGACGATGCAATTGCCCTGATGCAAATGGGGGCCAACTACAACAAGAAGATGGCCGCTCTTAAACCAAATCTGAAGCTTATGAAGCTGTTGGAGAACAACGGTCTTTTGAGCGAAGAGAAGATTGGCTTTTTAATTGATCTGGAAAAGAAAGATCCGGCAGCAATTAATAAGCTGGTCAAAGATAGCGGCATTGATCCAATGGATCTTGACGCTGAAAAAGCAAGCGGATATAAGCAGACTGCTTACACTGTTGACGACCGCGAGATTGAACTGGATACGGTGCTGGATGAAATTCAAAGCACACCTTCGTACAACCGGACACTCGAAATTGTTAGCAATAAGTGGGACGGTGCAAGCAAACAGGTAATCGCTGGAAATCCCCAGCTGCTAAAAGTCATTAATGATCATGTTCAATCTGGCATTTATGATTTAATTAGCAAGGAGATTGAAAACGAGCGCATGTTTGGTCGCTTGAGTGGTTTGTCGGATATCGAAGCCTATCGGCAAGTCGGTGATGCATTACACGCTAAGGGTGCGTTTAATTCGCTGTCTCAGGGTAGCTCCCAGAGTCAGCCAAAACCTGCAGCCAAGCCAGTAGTAGTGCCTCCGAAACCAAAGGTCGAAGACGACAAGCTGAAAGATAAAAGGCGAGCTGCAAGCTCCACTAAGCCTGCTGCACCTTCTTCTGTATCTAAAGACTTTAACCCTTTGGCTTTGTCGGACGAAGAGTTCAGCAAGTTGGTTAACAAACAATTTCTGTAATTACGAAGGATTATCATGACTATTGAATATAAAAACCCCCCTTCCGTGGGTTCCAGTATCGGCGCTTCTCAGTTCAACACCCAGTACTACGAAAAGAAGGCCCTTATTGAGGCCCAAAAGGAGCAGTACTTTACCCAGCTGGCTGATGTGGCTTCTATGCCCAAGAACATGGGCAAGAAGATCAAGCGGTATCACTACCTGCCGATGCTTGACGATGCCAACGTGAACGACGAAGGCATTGACGCTGCTGGTGTGACGATTCTGACCACGGAACGGTTTGTGACCTTTCCGCAGCTGGTTCTGTCGGTTGCCAACGCCAGCAAGGTTGCAGCTGCTGCTGCGATCAACGACAACATCAACAGCGCTACCAAGACTGCTGCGACGGTTGTTGTTGCTGGTGCGGACAACTCAGGTGGCACTGGCTTTGCAACGCTGACGCTGACTACGCTGTCGGTTCGTTATCTGAACCAAGCCAAAGCTGATGCGGTGGTCAACCTGAACCTGGGTGCTGTGGTTCTGGCTGGATCGGGGAACCTCTACGGCTCCAGCAAGGACATCGGCACGATCAACGGCAAGCTTCCTGCTCTGTCGGAGACTGGTGGCCGAGTGAACCGAGTTGGCTTCAAGCGTAAAGAAATCGAAGGCACGCTTGAGAAGTTCGGCTTCTTCGATGAGTACACCCAAGAGTCGCTCGACTTTGATACTGACGCGGAACTGATGATGCACATCAACCGCGAAATGATCATGGGTGCCAACGAGATCACGGAAGATGCTCTTCAGATCGACCTGATTACCGCAGCTGGTGTGATCAAGTTTGCTGGCAATGCTACGGCAAACATCAATGTGGGCGGCGATGACATCGTTTCCTACGGTGATCTGATGCGATTGTCGATTGACCTCGACAACAACCGCACGCCTAAGCACACCAAGGTAATTACTGGTTCGCGCATGGTCGATACCAAGACCATTCCGTCTGCCCGTGTTGCTTTCATTGGCTCCGAGCTGCTGCCGACCTTCAAAGCCATGAAGGATCTGCACAACAACCCCGCCTTCATCAGCGTGGAGAAGTACGCCGCTGCTGGTACGACCCTGAACGGAGAAGTGGGTGCTGTTGACCAGTTCCGTCTGGTGGTTGTCCCTGAAATGATGAAGTGGGCTGGTGCCGGTGCTGATGGCTCTGCTGACGCTACGTGCTACGAAACCGCTGGTCGTTATGACGTTTTCCCGATC